TCAGGACAATGATCACTGGCTAGGAATTTCATTATAGCGATGCCAGTTGTTCTTCCGGTGATAGCTCATCGAACTTTTTCGCTTTCATCATTGCCCAAGACAATGACTTCCCTTTTTCTGCAAACATTAAAAGCCAATCAAGACTCTCAGTCTTGTCTAATTCTTTTTTGCATAGGCGGTGTAGACCGTTAAGCCACTGCATGTTTTCGAGAGAGACATTGTGGCTATCGCATCCGCCATTTCCTTCGTTGTTTGAGAAGAGAATCTCTTTGCCATCTCTAGATATGATCATGGAGTGAGCCACCCCTCTTGAGTGTCCCATGGTTTGTAAATTCGTAACGACTAAATTGTTAAGGTCTTCTAGTTTCATTTACAGTTCCTCCCCTGCGTTGTTGTATGCGAAGCCATGGAATCTTTCAATCTCTTCCATGCCATCCCATGCTTTGCCAAAAGCCTTTAACCATTTTCTTTGATAGTCATTTAAATCACAGACACTGAGCATGTCATTAGCGCACATAAACTCAAAGCCATGCATCTTGCACCATAAGGCGTGCATGGTTTGGAGGCTTATAAATATGTCTGCTTGATCGTTAGTGAGCATAGACAAAAGCTTGTGGTATTCTTCGAGATTCTTTTCTTTATTCTTTGCGGATCTTAATGCCTCTTCCTCAAATCTCGTGCAAGCGATGATCGCCTCTTGGATGTTCATTGGCAGGCGTTTATCTTCAGTGAGGATTTCACTTTCGCCATCTACATACACATCCGATGACAGAGATATAAATGGTAAGTCTAGCTTTGCTCCTAATAAATTTTCAGGACGGTCACCGTCTATATTGTAATCAATCACACTCCAATTCTTTGGGTGCAATGGATTTGATTCGTAGAAGTGTGCAGACAAAAAGTCTTCGTCTTCCATGTATTCTCCGATCACTACGGTGCATACGTGAATATTAAGATACTCTCCTAGCTTTGATGGTCTAGAAAACTTTGCGCATAATTCGTTTCGGAAGCTTGAGTCTTCAAAGCCTGCGCACTTTAACAAGTCTAGTTCGGTTGATTGAATGTTGGTTTTGTGATCCATGTAGAACTCATTGAGTTCCATGATCGTGATTGGTTTGTTCATTTTTCCTCCTTAGTTATTTGAATGCATCTTTGCATTACCGTAGTACATCTTACCAAATAACAACGGTTATGCAAACATGGGATTTTGTGGGGATTTGTGGGGAGGAATAGGTTTTCCCCCCTCTCTCACCCCCCTAGAGAGCTTTTCTCTCTCTACCCCTTGTCTTACCCCTAGTGAACTGCATGCGGGCTTACACGCTTTATATGTGCGCATGCGGACTTGCGGACTTAAATGCATGCGGACTTGCGGACTTAGTTTGTGTTGACGATGAACCAATCGAACACGCCATTTTTTCTGAGCAGTTCAGATTGTCTCAACATTTGGGATCTCGACCCCATGGCATGGAGTCGAAAAAATCCCTCTCGTTTGATGTGTAGTTCGTACATTATCCGGTCGCTATGATGTCGGTATTGATTACAAAATCACTGGCCAGCATCTCATCATTAGATGCTTTAGTCCTTTTATACTTTAGGCCTATGATTACTTTCCCGCTTTCCATGTTGACTAAATCGGACTCGTCACCGTTGATAACTTCTCTTCCTAGGAATTCATCCGGCATAAAAGGATTAAAGACAACGGCTATAGGCACATCATGTTCTAAAGCTTTCTTAACTTGCGATTGATATTCTTTCTTTCCCGAATAAGAGAATACAAGCTTGTAATTTTCGGGAAGCTTTCCCAATCTTTGAGCTTGTTTTGTGTAGTCGTAAAAATAAATATTCGGAAATTCTTGCGGGATATTGTGGCGCTCCCATTGGATATCGCTATAAACATTTAACCGCACTACCGGCTTAATGTTTGTTTTGATACAAAGCTTTTCAAAATTTCCTAATTCTTTGCGCAATTGGTTTAAGAATTCGGTTTTGTCTGTATGGTAGTAGTCGGTTTTGTTTTGTCTGGCTACGCTTATACTGTCAAACATTAAAGCCCGACCGCTAGTCTTTAAGCATAGATCAAAACATCCTGCATTCTTAGACCATGGACAAAGCTTTGCGTCCGGCATCATTGAAAGCGATGCGATTCTAAAACCGTTTGGAAATAGTTTTATCATTTCCTTTTTGTTTGTCTTTAAGATTTTGGTATTACTCTGTGAAGTATCCAAAAGCTTTTTTGGTTTAACGTACATTTTTAAATTCTCCTTAGTTTTAAAATATTATTATCGCATAATGCAACGATAATGCAAACGATATCGCATGCGGTCTAAAACCTTAAAGCATGCGGACTTTTTTGTTTTATATATTACTTGCGGACTTTTTTGTTTTACTTGCGGACTTTGTTTTTTTTATTTATTACTTGCGGACTTAGAGCAGCCAGGTACCAGGCATGCGGACTTTTTTGTTTTGCTCGAGGCCTCGAGGGCAGCGAGCTCTCGCACCAGGACAAAGGAGGCCTACGCCTCCTCCTCCTCATCCGGTGCATCAAATGAATAATGAACAGTGTTCTCGTTTACATTGATGCGCATCCAAGGAACCGGACATTCTAGCAGCCAATCAATAAACGATTCTGGCATTCTCTCAAAAGCATCTTTCATGGTTTGACCTCCTTTTTTATGTCATTTATTGATGAAAAGTAATCATGTAATTCGTTGATGTGATACTGTAAATCAAGGAGACACTCGCCAATGGTAATTGCTGAACCTTCTCTATCTTTTGGAATGTCCATCAATGTTTTTGGTGCTGTACAAAAAGGGCCAGACATATCAAATTGGCTGTGGTCATATTCTTTTATGATGTCATCATTAATCGAATGACTCTCTAGTGTTTCAACAACGTCATTGATGTCGAATAACATGTTTGCTATGTAATCTTTGTTTTTGAATGAGGCGCTCATATTGAGCGCCTATTGACTAATTGTTCGGTAAATTCTGGATGTTGATCTAGGTGTTTAACTATTCTTTTGTACCAATAGTTTATTGCCCATCTTTTTGTTTCTTTCCAGTTTTCGGATAAAGCTTCCGCTTTTTCTTTATGCTCGACTAGATCCATTAACTTGATGACAAATGCTTTATAGCTCATTTCTCACCTCCATCTTTTAACAATCTCTTTCCGATTTTTGCTGGACTCTCGCCAGTTTTAAGCGCTTCATCTAGTAAAGATTGAGCGATTATCTCCTCTAATTTATCTTGGGAGTTTTGAGGTAATGTTCTTAATAACTCTTTTATTTTATTGTCGTTCATTTTCGTTTAGTTCCTTAGTTTGAATGTTTAGTATAGCATCATCGTTTCATATATTAAACGATTCGGCAGCCATTTTATTACAAAAAAAATGGGAGATTTCTCCCCCATGTTTTTTATTCTTCGGATTCGGTTAAGTAATCCAATAACCAATAAGCAAACATGCCCGAAAAGAAACACGTTGCTACCATTAAAGAGCCTTTCACTGTGTTCACTTCTGAACCGATCCAGACAATGGAAATGCCGATCCAAGCCGACATAATTATAGAGAGTATTTTAGATAACATTTTATTTTCCTTAGTTTGAAATTGTGGGGGGATTTCTCCCCCCGATGGGTTTATCGAATGTCGATTCGATTCGTTGCCTTTTGTGGTTCGATTAGAGTCGTACCGAAAGCAATATTGTTAAAGACAGTTTGTAACTGTATTTTATTGTTTGCGGTTCTTTCGTATTCGATGCCATCAAAAAGATGTACTTTCCTTTTAACGATTTCGATTCTTTTCTCTTTCCGATTCTTTTTAAGAAACGGATTAACAATTGATCGAAATACTTTCTGAAACGTTTGAATCCTTCTTTCCGCATCTTTCACATGTTGCGGTTTTGAAGCTTTCCATTCTTTAACAATCTTTCTGTCGTTATCGAACTGTATTTTTAAATGATCCATCTTTCTTTCCTTAGTTTGTTTTAAGTTTTTATCTTTTTAAAAAAGATAAGCCGATTATGGGTTATTTTTTAAAACATTGCAAACTTTTATTGTGTTTTAACCTTGCATAAAAATATTAGACTTGGCACGATTTGTGCAGCGAGAACAAGCTGTCATACTGTACGTTTATACAGTACTAGACGAGCTCTATGGCTGCAGCCATCTACTGTACATTTATACAGTACCAGGTTCCCTAGGGGTCAGGTCTTGAATTTTGCCGATTTTTATTTTTCTAGACCCGACCCCCCCCAACGTGTTGCGCAGATAATGTTATATATATAATATCAATCACCACATACAATCCTGTGAAAAAAGTATTTTGAGCAGTCTTGCCCATATACCTGAATCTGAGATGAAAGAGATCCTGATGCTCAAGGAGAGGCTTGCTACTCTTGAGTCACAGGACAAGTGCAGAGACTCCTTCATGGAGTACGTCCGGTACATCTGGGATGGGTTCATTGAGGGCGAACACCATCGCCTCATCGCAGATAAGCTCACAGAGGTCGCTCAAGGCAAATGTAAGCGTTTAATCGTCAACATGCCTCCCCGACACACCAAATCCGAATTCGCCTCTGTGTACTTCCCTTCGTGGATCATGGGACTTAAACCTGACATGAAGATCATGCAGACCACTCACACCGCTGATTTATCCATACGTTTCGGTAGAAAGGTAAGGAATCTTATGGACACGCAGGAATATAAGCGGATGTTTGATAATGTTTCTTTGGCGGCTGACTCAAAATCTGCCGGAAGGTGGGAAACATCACAGGGGGGGGAATATTTTGCAGCAGGTGTCGGTGGAGCCATCACAGGCCGGGGTGCAGATTTATTAATTATTGACGATCCGCACTCTGAACAGGACGCATTATCCCTGACTGCCATGGAAGGAGCCTACGAATGGTACACATCTGGCCCCAGACAGCGTCTACAGCCTGGCGGAGCCATCGTTATTGTCATGACACGTTGGTCTACCATCGACCTGACAGGCAAATTATTGGGCAGACAGGCCGAAAATCACGCAGATAACTGGGAAGTCATTGAATTACCTGCCATTTTTGAAGACTCAGGCAACGTATTGTGGCCAGAGTTCTGGAAAAAAGAGGAATTAGAGTCGGTTAAGGCCTCGATTCCGGTGATGAAGTGGAATGCGCAGTACCAACAGAACCCCACTTCGGAAGAAGGAGCCATTATCAAGCGAGAATGGTGGAATATCTGGACCAAAGACGCACCACCCCACTGTCATTACATCATTCAGTCCTACGACACCGCTTTTTCCAAGAAAGAAAACGCAGATTACAGTGCAATTACCACTTGGGGCGTGTTCAGTCCTGGTGACAGCATGGCAGATGCGATTATCTTGCTAAATGCAGAGCGTGGCAGGTGGGATTTCCCTGAATTGAAGGCCGTTGCCTACGAAGCCTACCGTGAATACAACCCTGACATGGTGTTGATAGAGTCTCAGGCCAGCGGTACACCCCTTACACACGAGCTCCGCATGATGGGTATCCCTGTTGTGAACTATCGCCCCAGTCGAGGGAACGACAAGATGACCAGAGTTCACTCTGCCAGCCCTGTTTTTGAGTCAGGACTTGTTTGGGCTCCCGATTTCTTGTTTGCGGAAGAAGTTATTGAGGAATGTGCATCTTTTCCTTTTGGAGAACACGATGATTATGTAGACTCTATGACACAAGCTGTACTAAGATTTAGACAAGGTAACTTTATATCCCTTCATTCTGACGAGGTTGAAGAAGAAGTGTACCGAAAAAAGATTTCCTACTATTAGAAAGGACCACGGCCATGGTAGCAAAAGCAATAGCAAAGTTATTGAAAGAAGGCGCTAAAAAAGGCTCTAAAAAAGTTAAAGATGCAAGATCAAAAGTTGATGAAGCTTTCACTCCTAAAAAATTAAAAGAGAAAGAAGCCGAATTAAAAAGAACTCAAAGAGAAAAAACAGAAAAAATAAAGAAAGAAACAAAAAGTGATGATCCTGTTGTTAGAGCAGGCTCAGAGACTAAAGCTGCAAGAAACAGAAGACTTGCTAAAAATAAAAGAGAAAGAGAAAAGTTAAAAAAAGAACAGACATCAGCCTCCAGACGCAGACAAATTGGAACTGCTGTAGGAGCAACTGCCATTGGGTCTGGCCTTACTGCTGGCGTTGTTAAAGGCGTGCAGGACAAAAAAGCGAGAGAGAAAAAAGCTGCGGATACTGCAAAAAAGGAAGCTGATAGAAAGAGAAAAAGTGAAAGAGTAGACACTGCTCTCTCTGCTTTTGCTAAAAAATCAAAAGAAAGAACTGCCGCTAAAAAGAAAAAAGCGGCAGAAGCTGCCGCCAAAAAGAGAAAAGAAGCTGCTTCTAAGGTTAAGACTTCTCTTTTTGGAAAAGTTACAGGTAAAGGTCCGAAAGATCGTAATATCACGAGGGGAGGCAAGAAGCTGGCCAATGTCACTCGTGAGCAGTTGACCAAGCTTGGCCTTGATCCTAACAAGAAGAGTGATTTGAGAAAGTATCTCAATGCATTTGATCGAATGGGAACACGCCCCACTAAGAAGTCTGATCTTGTTGCAAGCAAGAAAATGGGTGGCATGATGAAGAAGAAAGGTTATGCAATGGGCGGCATGATGAAGTCCAAGGGCATGGCCAAAGGCGGAGCCATGAAGAAGAAAGGCTATGCCATGGGCGGATCTGCCAAGAAGTTCCCCGATCTGAGCGGTGATGGCAAAGTCACGCAAAAAGATATTCTTATGGGTCGTGGTGTTGTTAAGAAAAAAGCTGGCGGTATGATGAAGAAGAAAGGCTATGCTTCTGGCGGTATGATGAAGAAGAAAGGTTATTCCAAAGGTGGCGCAGTCAGAAAGAGTAAACGAGGAATGGGTGCTGCAACTCGTGGAGGCGGAGCGATTATGTAGTAAGGCTTTTGACCCTTTTGAGGGTCGCAATTGGGTAAATGGATAAAAAAGTATGGCGTATTTACAAAGTAATATTCCTCACTTTAAAGCATGGGTGAGGAGAGAGTACACGGTCAATCACGAGCGATACCATGGTGAGTTTTTACACGCCATGGTCATTGCCGTGACTACCCTGCCTAGCAGGTGTTTGAGCTTTCAAGTTATCTTCACCGGGTGTGAAGCTGACGAAGAGGAGGGAGAAGAGAACATACATGGTGGAGCTATGTGGGCAAGGATGCCCATCACGGCTCTGGTAGGAGATACACCCTTTGAGGACTGGCCTGAACCTATGCCAGTCTGGGCCGCACAGCCTTGGGATTGTTCTTCCAGACACCATGCGGTGTATGTGTTAGAGAGATGTCAGCCATGTCCGTGGATTGCAAAGATAGACGGAGAGTTCTATCCTGCAAAATATCTCTTTACAGTTGACTACACAGAGAGTGAAATAGGCGATGATCCTGCACAACATAAACAAAGTCATGTGATGGAGTTGTTGGATGCAGGAAAGTGGACAGGTAACATAGTGGCATTACCGAATAACAGAGTGAGGGTCACGCACCCTGCTTGGTTTGAGACAGGAGAAGGCGCACCGGATTTTAAACCGTCACAGCATATTCATTATTCCAAGTCGGATCTTGACTACACGCTTGACGTAAACCAGATATTTGACAATCTCTACAAAGAGACTGAAGAAGAGTAAATCATATGGCCATTGAACGTGGTGTTGACGATATAGATAAAGCTGATCTGAATATTGAGGACAACTCAAAAGAGATTGAAGTTGATGTAGAGCCTGAAGTAGATGAATATTTTGCAGGCATTGATGACGATCAGAACGAAATATTAGAAGACGGCACGATGCTTGTAGGCATGCCCCCTGCACCAATGATGGAGCAAGGCGGAGACTTCTTTGAAAACCTCGCACAAGTTATTGGTGATGATGATTTAGGGCGTATCTACTCTGACTGTATGTCAGATTACGAAGACGATAGGTCATCTCGTAAGGAGTGGGAAGAGCAGTACAAAGAAGGGCTTGAGTTCCTTGGCATGAAGTTCGAGGAAAGAACTGAACCTTTTGAGGGTGCATCCGGCATCATTCATCCGTTACTCGCAGAGTCAGTCACACAGTTCCAAGCACAGGCATACAAAGAGATGTTGCCTTCTGGTGGTCCGGTCAAGACGCAGGTAGTGGGTATGATGACACCCAACACTGATCTGCAGGCCGCACGAGTTCAGGAGTTCATGAACTACCAGATCACGCAGGTGATGAAGGAGTATGACCCTGAGACTGACCAGATGCTTTTTTATCTGCCCCTTTCAGGCAGTGCATTCAGAAAGGTTCACTTTGACCAGACGTTAGATCGTCCGGTATCACGGTTTATTCCGTCTGAAAAGATGATCGTGCCTTATGGCGCATCCAGTTTAGATAGCGCAACCAGAATTACGCACGTTATTGATATGTCGATCAATGACGTTAAAAAGCTACAACTGTCAGGATTCTACAAGAAGTCTGATATATCTTATCGATCCAGTCCGTCTTACACCGCAGACGGTGTGAACGAAGAGATTGATGAGTTGCAGGGCGTTAAA